GGGCTGTAAATGTCACATTTTCTCCAATTGGTACGGAACACCCCAACTGCCTTGGGCGTTCTTGAAAGCAAGTTGCGAATGCAACACGCGGCCGTTTTCGGGGTCACGGAAAATCTGCACCATGACCTGTTGACCGTCATCAAGTGAAGTCAGAAAAACTTCGTAGTGGTAGGTCTTGTGATCCATGGTTTGTGGCCTTTCGTCGGTGCTTCCACCGTAGGCAACCCGTCAGGCTATTGCAAGGATTTCGCTTGTTTCCATTGCTGCACAAGGGCTGGAACACGGTCGCCGACGTAATAGTTGACGTGCCATGGTTCGGAATCCAGTTCCCAAGTGAAACCGTACAGCGCGGCTGTGTCAGCCATAAACGCTAAACGTTCGCCTGATGCTTCAGAAATGTCACAAGACAAACCAAGGTTGTGATTCGACTTTCCAGGTTGCGCGATTGGTGCTTTGCCTTTTTTCAGATACCAGTTTTTGCCTTGGTACACCCGGGGTTTCACTCCTTCAATTGGCACAAGTTGCATTCGATCATTCCATGCGATTGTTTGTGTCGCTAGTGAACGGTAGGTGTCAGCTGCACTTGTTGGTTTGAATGTTTTGATGCCATCGGCAAAGGCTCGATCACGCCATGCCATCCATGCTTGCGCGGCTAACAAATGTAATTTGCCGTATGGCTTTATTTCGGCCAGCAAGTTGATTGGCATTTCACCTGGCGTTACATGTAACAACGTTGCAGGCAAAACGATTTTGTGTTTATGCGGTACGGCCACGACCGAACGCCAAATCCTTTGGGTTTACATAGCGCGCAATTACTGGCACAAGGGCGGCCAGCGCTGCTTTGCCTAGGTCGGCTGGGTCGGTGTTGCCTGTGGAATAAACAGCAATAACTGCTGCGACCACTGAACGGGCATAACTAGCCAACATTGCTTTATCACTCTGCTTCATCGTCTTTGCCTTTCGGTTTGCTCTTTAATCCGTTGGATGCCAGTAAGCCTATTAGACCGCCAGACAATGTCATCAGCATTGGATTTAACACGGAAAACGCTTCAGCGTCGTTTGGGGCTTGTTCTAGTGGTTGGGTGACAAATAGCAGGCCATAAAGCAAGGTAAAGATTGACCCAACAAACGCGCATGTCAACCCGATTCCAACAACAAGAATCAGTCGGGCTTTGATTTCGTCGTTTGTATATCTAGCCACAACGACCACCGCCAACAACGATTTCGGTTGTCAATGTGACCGCCTTGTTTTTGGTTCGAATGCAGTTCATACGTTCCCGATCGGAACAACCAGCACATCCCCACAACACGACTGCAATTAACGCGCCGTAGCCAAGCAGGTAACGCCAACGCATTACGAGAGCAGCGCGGCTACTTCGTCGGCAGTTAGTCCAAGTTTTTCTAGGGCACTTACGCGCAAAGCGGCTTTGTCTGCTAGTTCTTGTTCTTTGTTGGCCATTTCGGTTTGATAGTCCGTAACAAGTTTTGCTTCTTGTTTTGTCATTTCCTCAATTTGGTCATCTACTTGTTTTTGCATTATCTTGCCAATCCGTAAACGCTAATGTTTCCGCTAGTAATTGTTCCGCTAGATGGGGTAAGTGTAAAACCTGTGAATGATGTATCGCTGTCTTGAAAACCGCCAACTGTTCCTGCGTATCCAGTTGTTTGTAAAAATGTAACGAAACCATTTAGCGTTGTTCGTTTCGTTGCAAATGGGTTTGTAACAATAATTGAACCGCCATTCAAGTTTGTGGCAGGGTTAGAAATTGCAAAACAATAATTAAAATTAGAGGCGTTAGAAAAGTTACCGCCACCAGTAAACGCACCGCTTGAATATAAAGAAGTGGTTAATGAGCCGTAATATCCCGTTGTAGTGCTTCCAAGTTGAAGGGCAAGCCAAGCACCTGTACCTGAAGTTTGAACGTTACTAACAGTAATTTGATACTGCTCGTATGTTGCAGAAAACACGTCAGTCACCGCAACCGAACCAACGCCTGGGGTGATTGTTTGCGATTTGATCAAAGTCAAACCACCACCAACTGTTGCCCATGCCGAGCCGTTGTAATACTGGGTCGTGTCCGTTGCTTCAATGTAGGCAAACTGACCCTCGGCAAGCACCTTTTCACCTGCACCGCCAAACGCGGCATCGCGCGTCACAGTCGTTGCAAAGACTGGAATACCCGTGTTGATCTGCGTCATCTCCGCAGCAGTTAAAACTTGTCCTGCGGTAAACGCTGGAACTTCGATTTGTGCGTTTGCTCCCATAATTGCTCCTTATCCTAAGACATTCAAGGCATCAAGTGTGCCATAGGTGACGTTATCCAAAATCAGTTCATACACGATGGTTGTTGGGGCGGTGCTAATCAAAACCCTGTGGCCAGAACTTAAATCTAGGTAATGCTCAATGCCTTCCACGGACAATTCCTGGGCAAGTTGGGTTGTTCCAGTGCCACTGGCAAACGTTTTTTCAATAGTGATGGTGTCGCCAATATCAATTACGGCTACCGCGTCGCGCTGGGCGGTAGTTAAGGCCATGAATGCCGTTTCAACGGAAGTGAATCTGGCTTCAGGATCAGGGTTCAGCAGGTAACTGGCTGCGGTGTCAATACTTCCCTGCTCGTGCAGCAGGCTGTTTGTGATGCTTGATGTTTGAATAAAATAAGTGGCAATTGAACCTGTGTTTTCGTCTGTTGCCGTGTTGCCGTTTAACCCTGTTACAACAGAACGGTTGATTACAGCGTCGGCTTCAAATGAAATGCCCAAACCGTTGTAAGGAATATTTGTTCCGTCATCATGAAAATCTGCTACTGATGCTGAAATGGTGTTTCCGATGCGGTCTTGGAATGTGAACACGCCTTCACGCGACATAAACACACGACCAAATTCTGCCGTGTCATTAATTTGCGAAACATAAGACAACACGTTTGTTCCAGCTGCGACCGTGTAAGCCGCAGCATGGCCAAGGTTGACTGTGCCTGTTGAAATGTCTCGATTAGCGCCCGTTGGAAAATCTACTTCAGGCAGGCTCAAAACGGTTTCAAGTCGTTCGCCTGATGTTTCGGCGCTGACGTTCAGTTCGTCTAAATAGGTTTGCGACAGCAAATAGAACTGATCCGCGCAATACACAGTGACCGTGTCTAAACCGCCTAGCGCAAAGTTGTAGCCATAATTGATGACGAAACCGCGAAAGAGTAGTTCTGGGTTGTTGGCGTTGTCGTATCGAATCAGTTTGACTTCGCGCATTGGGGCAAGCCCCGGCACGTTTTGGTTGCTGTCATAAAACGGGCTTTGTTCATCAAACGGGTTGAATATGCCTGACACGTCAAGGATTTCAAACGCCATTGTTCCTGCGCTAAATGTGTCGCCAATGTCGCGACGGCCGCGTTTCACGCTGACAGATTGGGTTGATTCAATTACTGACGCAAATTGTGTTGTTCCATCAAGCACATAATCTGGGTTGTCTAAAACGCCTTTTAGCGCGTCATCCAATGTGAATGCGTCAACGGTAAATCCTGTATCAATTTGCAGGTCGTAATTGCCAGCGTTAACAACTGGAAAGCCAGCCATCAGGCAATGTTCAGGGCAAGCGGCCCTGCACTCCGCGAATAGGCGCGCAACGCATTAACAACAGACTGACCAATTTCGGCGCTAGTTGCCAGACCGCCAGTGACGTTGATGTTTACGTCACCGCCGCCGCCAGCGTTCATTTTGGATAATGGCACTACGGCTTCAGGGCCTGCTTCGCCGATCAATGCCAGTGTTGGTTTGTTGACGATTCCGCCTTCAGCCATGGCAGGAATGCCCAACCCTGTTGCAATCTTGTTAAAACGTTCGTTCACATAAACATCAATGGTTACTGTGCGTTTCATTTTGGCTGCAATCGCATCCATTTTGGCCATCAGTTTTGGTGTCAGTTTGTCTAGTTCGCCTTGAATGCCGTTAACAATTGCGGTTGCACTGTCAATGCCTGCCTGATACCACTTAGCGGCCGCATTCAAACCAACTTTGCCTGCTGCTGCGTTAGTTGATTCGACTAGCGCGTTTGTTTCGGTAATTGCCGCCGAACCACCTGCAATTAACTGATCGGCAATTGCTGTTCCTGCATCCTGACCAGCCGCCAAAACCTGCGCTAAGGCATCCTGGCTTAAACCCATAGACAACAGGTCGTCAACTTTTTTGGTGTAGCCAATAATTCCAGCGACTTGATCGCGCAAACCTTGTAGGAATCCGCCGCCTGTTTCTTTGCCTGCGTCTTGCGCATCAGAAAAACTAAATGCCGATTTCAACCCGTCAGCAACTGTTGTTGCAAAACCATCAAACGCATCTTTTGCAGTTTTCAATGCATCTTTTGCTTGATCTAACGCTTCGCCTAATTTGTCTTTTAACGCCTTTGCAAATGATTCAACTTCTTTTTTAGCGCCACCAACGCCGCCGCCCAAATTGTTAAATTCTTTAGTTCGCCTAGCCAATTCATCAGGCGACAATTGCGGCCCAACAAACGCACCACTTAGATTTGCGCTTGCATTTGCCAGATTGTTTGTTTCTGCAACCGCGCCTTGCATCGATTTTTTGTAAGCAATAAATGCGGCTGTACCTGCTGCGACGGCAATGATTCCAATTCCTGTTGCAATTTGAACCGCTGTAAATGATGCCGCTAGCGCATAGTTAATGCCTGCAGTTACAAGGCTAATTGTTTTCCATGCCCCCATAGCAATATTGGCAGTGACAATAGCCCCAGCCAACGTGCCAAGTGCAACGGCCATTGCTGCAATTAGACCAGCGTTATCGGAAGCAAATTCTCCAAACTTGACCAACATTGGCAATACGGCTTCAAGCACTGGTAAAAACGCTTGACCAATTTTTGTTGTTGCATCCTTTATGGTTGCAGTCAAAATCTTTTGTTGGTTGGCGGCAGAATCAATTGTGTTGTTGAAGTCGCCTTGCTGATCGGTTGTTTGCTTCATGATCAAACGATGTGTTGCTAAAACTTTGGCTTGCTGGTCAAGGTTTCCTGTTCCCTTATACAGACCCATTGCCATTGCTTCAGCCTTGACAGCAGCATCATTAATCAAAACGTTGTATTTTCTGATTGGTTCACTTTCGCCACGCAAAGCAGCACCCAGGGCAACCGCGACTTCGGCAGGGTTGGCGTTGTTGAACGATGCCATGTCGGCTGTTAGTTGTACAAGATCGGTTGAAAACTTGCCTAGGTCGTCGCCTGTTTTGCCTGCCATTTTCCCTAAGCCGCCAAACGTGGCAGCAAAGTCGAGGGCTTCTTGGTTGGCCATGCCAAGGTTTTTGGCAGCGCTAGTTGAGAATGATTGAACAGATTTTGAAGCCTGCCCGAATATCACATTGGTTTTGTTGATGGTTTCGTTTAAATCGCTGGCTTGTTGCGCTGCTTTATACCCGCCAACCGCAATTGCTGCGAAAGCGGCGGCAGCTGGAAGCGCCATCTTTTTTAAGGCGAATGCTGTTTTGTCTGCCGAATTGGTTAATGTCTGAAATTCTTTGACGGCTTTATCAATGCCAGCGCCATTGAATTCAGAAATGATTGGAATTTTAATTGCCATTGGCTGCCAACTTTTTATTTACATTGTCGCGCACATCGGCAACTAAATCCATGACTGCTCTTTGAACCTCTGGTGCATTTGCTTCGTATGCTGGCCACATCGCCCGGGATGCTTGACCAAATCCTTTGTCCATTAGATTTTGAACAAATCGGGAATTTGCGTTTGATCGGCCTGCAATATCAAAGATTGAACCCCAGCCTGTGCGTTGCTGGATAACAAACACGGCGACTTCTTGGCTTCGACCCTTGCGTGTGTTTATTTTGGCAATCACGCCTTTACGCACTAAACCGCCATCCCAGCCACCCAAACGAACGTGTGGTTTACCCATGCGCGACAATGGCGGATCAGACGGGAAAGCAGCCTTTGCTTGTGCAACAACAGGTTTGGTGATGTCTTTATAACGTTTCGTAAACTGTTTGCGCAATTCAGGATTGATTTTGTGCAACTCTTTTAATGCTGATTGAACGCCAAGCACTCTCACTGGTTTTGTATTGCTCATCGGCGTTTATCCTTTGACTGGTCATTTATAACACTAATGACGGTCACTAGGTCGCGTGTGTCAAATTCTATGTGCGGCGGCCACCACCCTACTGAAACCAGCAATTCTGCTAGTTGTTTTCGGTAAGTTCCCCGCCCGTATGGTTTGGGTTTGTTTGATCCACCGCTTCAATTTCCATGTCTGGGTGATTGTCCAGCCATTGTTTCGCTGTTGGCTCGATCTTTTGACCGCTTAACTTCAACATGAAGTGCGCCCAAAAAACCATGTCACCAACTCCGATTCCTCGGCCGTCAGAAACTTTGCGGTTTTCTTGCTTTTCCCATTCCGCGATGCACAACAAATTTGTTGATACTTCGTGAACCTGACCGTTTGGTGTCGGGGTAACTTTCAGTTTGATTTTCACTTTGTCTCCTTGTGTCGGGCCAAGTGATGGCCGTTATCAGCTGACGCTTAGCGC